CGAAGGCTGCGTTAACGGCTGCGCTGTCGCTGCCGCTGAAGGTACGGGAAGCATCGCCTGCGATGTTCAGCAGCAGAGCGTTCTCGCTGGTGGTGGTACCGTAGCCCACGGTGTAGAGGGTAGTGCCGCCGTTGCGGATGGTTGCGGCGATGTTCTGTGCGGGAGTCTCGTGATTGCCGCTGGTGATACCGGCGATATACTCGGTGCTGTTGCTGGTATTGGAGTGTGCGAAGGGAGCGCCGTCGCTCAGCAGGACCATGTACTTAGCGCCTGCGTTGGCCACTTCGCTCATGGCCAAGCGGTTCTTGCCCAGCATCAGGCCGCCGTGGATGTTGGTGCCGTTGCCGTTGGTGATGGCGTTGATCTCGCTCTTGATGGTGGCCAGGTTGGCTGCGTCCTTGATGTTCAGCCAGTCGCTAACCTTGTGTGCGTTCTTGTCAAACTTCACAACGGAGACATAAACCGCGCCGGTGTTGGCGGAGGCCAGGCTGTCCAGGAAGCCGTTGTTCTGAGTCAGGATCTTCTGGATGGCTTCCAGACGGTTGTCGTGGCTGCACCAGTGGCTGTTGCAGTTCTCGGAGCACTCTTCCATGGAGGAGGAGTTGTCGATGACCAGCTGAATGGCTGCATCATTGGTGACGACGGTCTGGGAGGTCTCAACAGTCAGAGTGATGTTGAAAGCGTCCTTGCCGGTCTGCTCGATGGTCTTGGTCAGGGTGTAGCCATCCTCGGTGACGGACTCGACGCCGGCGGGAGCTAGGCCCTGATTGCCGTTCTCGTTGATGATGTAGTAGCCGTCCATGGTCTGGTCGTCATAGGAAGCGGCCATTGCGGGAAGCTGCAGCATACTGGTGACCATTGTCAGGGTCAGCAGCAGGGACAGAGCCTTTCTGCCCAGGGTCTTGATGTTCTTCTTTGCCATTATTTCGTTCTCCTTTCTAAAGTGGAAAGCGAAATATCGGCGGCTGCGCCGGCGTAGCCTCTCGGCCTTAGCCCGCTGGCTTTGCGTCCCACCCTTTCGGTGTGGTTTGCCACTTGTCGAATATTTCTTACTTGGTCTTACTGGCGTAATTGGAAAATGTCTTATCTTAATTCTAGTTATATCAGGGTCTGGTCACAGGTTTGGTTACATTTTGAAGATTCGCTTTCATTTCTTTCAAAAATTTTACTTTTTTGTAACCGCCTTCCTCAGCCCGCCTTTTCCTCGGCGGCGTTCAGTGCACTGTCCATTAGGAAGATGAGCTCCAGTACGCTGCGGAAGCTCTGTTCCTTTCCTCCCTCCTGCCATAGCACGGAGCCTTGCCAGCTGGCGTTTTGTCGGAAGAGGATCTTCACCACGAAGGTGGCAGCTTTGCCGGTGTGGAACTCCGCCTCCGGTGGGGGGATACATTCTTTCGGCCCGTCCGCGAAGCTGCGGGTGGCGGTGGTCGCTTGCGGGAAATTCATCATATCCAGTGCTCGTTCCATCTGGAAGAGGAACTGCGTCAGGCTGTCGAAGGACTGCCCGGTATCCAGATACGGATTGAAGAAGCGGCCGGCCAGGATGCCTTTTTCATAGCTGTCGATGCACACGGTGGTGGAACGGTATGCGTTGCCCCAGGCTTTTACCATCATCCGTTATCTTCCCCCTTTCCTTGATTCTGACTGCAGTCTACCAGACGCCGGTCACAGGTTTGGTCACATTTTCAAGCCGGCCTTTCATTTTTTGATAAAATTTCAATTCTTTTGAAACGCCTCCCCCAAAATGTGACCCTTGTCCCGATTGCCTATACCCACAGAGACTGCTATAATAGAAATACACAGGAAACGCCGCCAAAGCGGGGTCCTGCGGATATGTTACATATTTAAATGTATAGAAGCAATTTACCCACCGGACCCCTCCGGGGAAAGGAGCGCTCTTGAAAAAACGAATCTTCTCCCTGCTGCTGGCCCTGTCCCTGCTGGTCATTCCCGCTCACGCCGCGGAGAACAGCATGGACAACTTTGTCCCCCGGCAGACCTACACCGGCCAGTTCCGGGATGTGCCCCAAGCACATATCTTTTATGACAGCATTGCCGCCCTCTATGAGCTGGGTCTCACCGTGGGCAAGGCCGACGGCACCTTCGGCCCGGCGGACAACATCTCCGTCAGTCAGGTGGTTATCTTCGCCGGCCGGCTGCGCAGCCTGTACCGCACCGGAGACACCGAGACCGGCCCTGCCGCCCACAAAGCCGGGGACCAGGCCGCCTGTATCCCCTACCTATTCTATTTAAAGGAAGAGGGCCTGCTGGGCGACGAGCTGGACGATGCCCTCTTCTCCCCCGCCACCCGGGCCCAGACCGCCCATGTGCTGGCAAATCTGCTGCCGGAGGAGGCCCTGCCCCCCGTCAACGCCGAGATTTTGGCCGAGGCTTACGCCCGGCGCATTTTCCTCACCGACGTGGACGAGTACACCCCCTATCAGCAGGACATCCTGCGGCTCTACCGCTGCGGCATCTCCCAGGGCAGCGACGATATGGGCTCCTTCCTGCCGGACCAGCCCATCACCCGGGGCGCCGTGGCGGCCATGCTGGCCCGCATGGCGGACCCTGGCCAGCGCATCCGGCTGGTGTGGCAGACGGCGGACATCCCCGACGTCAGCGGCGCGACCCTCTCCAGCATCATCGACCCCGGCATGTACTACGCCACCCCCAGCACAGCGGAGGAGCTGGACGCGGTGGTCCGCTATATGCTGTTCCTGGGCACCGACCGCCTGACCCTGCGCTACCCGGACCTGACGGTGAGGCAGAGCCGGGAGCTGATGCAGGCCATTCTCTCGGTGGTGAAGACCTACTGCGAGCAGGGCTACAATTCGGTGGAGGCCACCGTGGACGAGGAGAGCATCGCCCTCACCTTCTTCTCCACCGGCGCCAAGGCTCAGACGGCGGCCTACCGGGAGGCAACGCTGGCCGCGGCCAAAGCGGTCCACGATGAGCTGTGGACCGAGGGGTACCTGACCGCGGACATGACGGAGCGGAAAAAGGCCCTGGTCTACTACCTCTGGATCTGCGCCAACTGCGACTATGATACCGGCGCCGCCACCGACTCCCTGAGTCACATCCCCTACAGCCTGTTCCAGAAGGGCACCGCCGTGTGCGACGGCTACACCGGGGCCTACAACCTGCTGCTGAAGCTGGAGGGCATCGACTGCCACGCCTATCTAACGGAGGACCACATCTGGACCGTGGCCACCCTGGACGGGGAGGAGGTCCACATCGACACCACCTGGGGCGACACCGGCCAGGGCGGCAGCCTGCTGTATTTCGCCATGACCCCGGCGGATTCCCTGCTGCTCCACGGTGTGACCGTCTGAGCGCGCTATGATTTAAACGAAAGAAAAGACACGCTTTTGCGTGTCTTTTTCTTGTTATTCATTATTTTTTAGGGGATTTCTGTGGTTTCCCGCAGGGGGACGCAGGGGTCCTCCGCCCGGTTGGCCTGAGAGAGGAAGGTCACCAGACCACCGCTGCTCACCTGGTCATCCAGCCAGACCACCGCCGTTTTCCGGGTGGCGGTCATGCTGCGGAACAGCTCCGTGGCCCGGGTGCTGCCGCTCAACGTGCTGCGGGACAGGGGCAGGGCCGAGGCCCCGGTGCAGTAGCCCCGGGTCAGCAGGTCCGCCATGGTCTCTGGCGCGGCGTTCTCCACCCGCACCAGCCGGGTGCGGACAAAGGCGGCCTGCTCCAGCTCCCGGTTGGCAGCCTCCAGCTGCTCCGCCACGGGAGGCAGCCCCTCTCCCTCCTCCGCCAGGATGCCGATGCCGTGGCCGGTGGCGTCCATGCGGCGCAGCAGGTCATGGTGCTCCGCCATGAACTCCGCCGTGCAGAAGAAGGTCATTTTGCTGTCGTAGCGGTCCAGCAGGTCCAGCAGCTCCCCGGTCTGCTCCGTGGCCCGGGCGCAGAGGTACAGCCGCTTGCCGGAGATCAGCTCCTCCACGGTGGGGGGTGTTTCCGGCTCCGACTCTGCCGCCGTGCCGGTACTGCCCAGATACTCCTGATACCGCTGGGTCATGACGCCGGAGGCGGCGTCCAGGAAAATGTCCTCCGTCAGGATGAAATCCTTGCTGCGCAGCCACACCAGGGAGCCGTTGCGCACCGAGCTGACGGAATAATTCAGGTTGAAAAAGCCGGCCACTACGCCTGCGGGCACAAAGAGGATGCCGTTGCGCTCCACCGCGCCGGGGAAATACTGCCTGCCGCTCTGGTCCTCGCCGTAGCCGGTGTCCTTCTTGAACAGCAGCGCCCGGCTGCCCCAGTACAGGGCCACCCAGCTGCCGTCGCTGCCCAGAGAGTAGCCCACTTGCAGGGAGTCACGGGCGGCGCCGGAGAACATAGTAGACGGCACGTAGAGGTAATTGTCCTGCCAGAAGGGCATGGTGGCGTCGCTCAGGGGGAGGATGTTCTCCTCCGCGCCGGTGAAGTACACATTGCCGGCCGCCTGGGAGGGCACAGCCGACAGCTGCAGCACCAGCAGCAGGGACAGCACCATGGCCGCCCATTTTTTCAGTTTCATGGCAGCGCCTCCCCTCCCACGATAATTTTCACGCTTATCATACCACAAAAGGAGCTTTTTTGTAAAGCTGCCGCCCGGAATGGGGCCATTTACTTTTTGGACTGATGGGTTTCATCTTCGTTAGTTTTGCCATATTCCGGCTTGCTGTATCGGCACGGCAGAACATGCAGCTCCCCTTGTCAGGGGAGCTGTCAGCCGGGCAGGCTGACTGAGGGGTAGTTTTCTCTCCCTCCGGTAAAAATCATAGATTTTTACCACCTCCCTCATCAGAGGGAGGCTTTGGTATTCTGTCATTTTGACGGAGGGAAGTTCTTTATATTCCAAATCAGTCCAAAAGGTAATAGGGATTCCAGAATGGGGCCATTTTCCGCCTTAGCCGCCCTTTTTGGGGGCTAATGTCGCCGCGCCGCCCGGTTTTCGGCGGGTGATGTCGGCGTTTTCACGACCCGGCAGGCTTTGACATCTGTAAACTTCTGTCCTAACAGCATGTTGATGTCGCGCTTTCTCTCTTTCGACAGCCTGCGACATCATTCCCCAAGGCGTTTGCCCGGCAATATGACATCAATTCGACCAGTTTCTCCTTGACAGCGTGACATCATGATGTCATAATGATTTTCAAGAGAAACTATTAAAATGTCGTACTGTGCTGTACTTACGGAGGAATCGTCGATGGAACAGGAAAAAAAGGTGAAAATGCTGGTCTACGCCACGGAGGATGAGCGGGCCCGCATCAAAATGGCAGCCGCCAAAATGCGCATGAGCATGAGCGAGCTGATCCTGGAGAGCGTCATGGAGCAGGTGGCCAGCATCGAGGAGCTGGAGAAGAACGGAGGCGGTCAGGTATGAAAACCATCGCGCTGCTGAACCAGAAGGGCGGCACCGCCAAGACCACCAGCGCCATCAATCTGGCAGGCGAGCTGGTCCGCCGGGGCAAGCGGGTCCTCATCATCGACATGGACACCCAGGGCAACGCCACCAGCAACCTGGCTCTGACGGAGATGCCCGAACTGACGTTAACGGACGTTATAGTGAACAAAAATTGCACTATATCCGACATTATTTGCAAAACCACCACGCCGGGACTGGACCTGATCCGTGGCGGCAGCCTGCTGGCTCCCGCCCTGCGGACCATGCAGGACATGCCCTTCGGCCGGGACACCACCCTGCGCCGCCTGCTGCCCCAGATTCCCGATACTTACGATTTCGTGTTTTTTGACTGCTCCCCCTCCCTGGAGAGCCTGTTCAACATCAACGTGCTGGTGGCCGTGCAGTACGTCCTCATCCCCATCAAGGTGGACAAGAACTCCATCGAGGGCTACAACGTGATGCTGGAGACCATCCAGTCCGTCCGGGAGATCGCCAACCCCGACATTCGGGTGCTGGGCATCTTCATGACCGCCGTGGAATCCGGCTCCTCTCTGGACCGGGAGATGATCGCAAACTTCCCCCTGATGCTGCCGGAGCTGGCTTTCAAGAGCTATATCCGCAAGAATATCGACGTGAAGAAGGCGCCGCTGGCTCTGCAGCCCCTGTGCTTCTTCTCCCCCCGCTGCACCGCCACCGCGGACTACGCCGCCCTGTGTGACGAGATGCTGGAAAGACTGGAGGCTTAAGCCATGGCAAGTAAGAAGAATCCTTCCATTTTTGCGACCCTGCAAAAGACCACCGAGAGCGCCAGCGCCGTCAACGGTGAATTCACCCGCCAGCTGCCCCTCACCGCTCTGCTGGACAACCCCATGAACCGCTTCTCCATGGCCGAGGACGAGGAATTCCTCTCCACCCTGGCCAGCGTGGAGAAGGACGGCTTCCTGGAGGACATCATCGTCACCCCGGACACCGACGGCAAATGGCGCATCATCAGCGGACACCGCCGCGTCATGGCCGCCCGGAAGCTGGGCAAGGCCACTGTGCCCTGCAAGGTCCGCACCTACCCGGACAAGCTCTCCGAGCTGCGTGCCCTGATGGGCGCCAATGTCCACCGCCGCAGCATCTCCCCCTTCGACATGGCACGCCAGCTCCAGACCCTGCGGGAGGTCCTCTCCGCTGAGGGCAAGCTGCCCGAGGGCGTCAAGGACCAGGCAGAGCTGATGGCCCAGCAGGCTGATATCTCCCGGGCCACCGTGGAGCGCTATCTGGACCTGCTGAACCTGAACGAGACCCTCACCGGCTGGGCCGAGGCGGGCAAGATGACCATGACCGATGCCTATGAGCTCTCCCGCAAGACCAACGTCCACCTGCAGGACGTGGTGGTGGAGTACGTGGCCCAGAACGACAACGGCACCGACTTCCCCGCCCTGGTGCACCGGGCCATCGCCTGGGCCAAGGCCGCCGAGCTGCCCCCTCCGCCCCCCAAGCCTGCGGGCAACCCCCTGCGCACGGTGGACTCCTTTGGCCGCAACATCCGCCGTTCCACCGCCCAGCTGAAGGCCCTCACTTTGGATGAGGCGGACAAGACCACCGCCCGCCGCAAGCTGGACACCTGCCTGCAGAACCTGGAGGAGCTCCGCCGCACGGTGGAGGCCCTGAAGGCCAGCCTGGACTGATAAAAAACGAATCCCACCCCTTTCGGGGTGGGATTTTTTCATTTTATGCATAAATTCGCAACTTTTTTTGCCGCCTCAGAGGCCGCCGATCAGCTGCCCCGAAGGGCTCTTGCCACGCCGTTCACGCCCACGTAAACGCTTTTCACGGCTCTCGCAACGCCGCCCACGCCGATGTAAGCGCTCTCCACAGCCCGGGCCAGGTCCGCCACGCCGACGTAGATGCCAAGGGTCGTTTCCTCCCCGGTGGTGACGGTCAAGTCCCCCCGCACCACATTGGCGCCGCCGGAGGCGGGGTACACGTCCACGGACACGCCGTATTCCGTCAGAGGCTCCAGCCCCGTGACGAGGCAACTCTCCGTGCCGTTGCCGGTGAGGGACAGGGTCTGCTCAAAGGCCACCTTGCTGGTGGCGGCGTTGTAGACCAGAACCTCCGCGGCATAGGCTCCGGCGGACTCCAGACCGCTGGGGGTGAGCAGCAGACAGAAGCCGCTGCCCGACACATCCACAGCTGCCAAAGCCAGCGTGGGGACTGCCGTGCCCTCCGCCGTGGCGAAGGTCAGCAGGGCGTTGTGGTCGGTGGCCACGCCGTTTGCGGTGATGACGCCGTAGACCTCATACTCCGTGGCAGGGGCCAGGGCGGTGAAGGTGTGGCTCTCGGTGTGCTCGGGGCCGCCGAAGGCAGCCGGACTGGCGTAGACCGCCACCGGGTTCTGGCGGCTGCCTCCCCTGGGGTACACCCAGGCCCGGATGCCGTACACCTTGTCCGTGCCGCTCAGGCCGGTGCAGGTAAAGTCCAGAGCCGCCGAGTCGGCGGTGACGGCAGAACCGCCTGCCGTCTCTGGCTCGCTGCCGGTTAGATACACGCCCCCGCCGGTGTTGGCGATGTCATGGTTGGCCCACTGGGTCTCCGATTGGTCCACCACCGTCTCCCCCAGACCGTCCGTCTGAAAGGTCCAGTCCGTCAGGGGCGTGCCGGCAATGCCCTGGGGGTCATACATGTACATGGCAAAGGTGCCGGAGGCGGCCCGCAGGCCAGAGCCGTTGTATACAAAGGGGACCTTACACAGATACAGCAGCGCCGCGCTGCCGCCCATGGCGGTGTTGATGTAGGCGTAGGGCAGGGTGCTGATGTCTCCAGGCAGGGCGGGCAGCTCCGCGCCGTTGTACAGGGCGGTGGTGCTGCTGCCACCTCCTCCGCTGCCCAGCGTAATGGTCAGCTTGCTGGCCACCAGGATGGGGTCCACGGCAGGCAGGTAGAGGGTGCCATCCTCCCGGAGAATGTTGTGGTTGGCCCAGATCAGAGACAGTGCATCGCTGAGGGGCCACTGGGACGCCAGGGGGTAGGGGTCGTTCCTGGACCATCCCGCGCCCACCTGGGCGGTGATGACATCCACGGTGTAACGCTGGTTGAAGCTGCCCTGCTTGTCGCAGAGGGGGCCGCTGCTCTTGATGTAAAACCCATTGGCGGAGAACACCGCCTCATAGCGGTTTTCCTCCTCGTTGCGCAGGATGGCCACGTAGGGGTACCCGCTCACCTCCGGCAGCTTCTGCAGCTCCGCGCCGCCGTAGACGCGCAAATCGCAGTTGACGCTCACCGGGCGGCTGCCCGCCAGATACACCGCTCCCGCCGGGGTCAGCACATCGGCGCTGGACCAGAGGACGCTCTCCACGCCGGACCAGTAGCTACCGGGCTGCAGCACGCCGTCGCTGCTCCAGCTCCAGCCCATGGCGGCGCTCTCGTCCTGGTAGCCGGCGTAGTAGCTCACCGCTTGGTCGCACTTCAAGCCGCTGAGGTCCGCATCGTAGAGCAGGGGGAGCTTGGTCATGGCAAAGCGGTAGGTGTCGCTCCCCTTTGTCTTCCAGATGATGGCGTAGGGATAGTTGTCGTCCGCGCCGCCCCACAGGTAGAGGGCAGGCAGCTCTACGCCGTTATACAGCCAGTTCGCCATAGGCCCTCCTCTCACTCATAGACGAAGAGGAGCCTGCCCTCCTCCAGCGCCGTCACGCCGGGCACCGGCGCCTGGGTGGTGCAGGTATAGGGCATTTGCTCCACCGGCACCAGGGCGTCGCCGTCCAGGGGGGCGATGCCGTCCGCCTGGCCCAGCAGGGCCCGCAGGTCGCCCATGGTGAGCAGGCCCTGGCTGCTGCCCAGCACCTCCACCGCAGGCAGCTCCTCAAACTGCTCCGTCAGGTTCATGCGCACCACCAGCTCACTGCCGGCAGCCACACGCAAGCCGCCGTACAGGCGGTACACGCAGTAGAGAATCTCCTCCCCGCCGCTGAGGACGTACACGCCCGCCTCGGTGAAGTTGTAGTCCGCCTCCGCCTCCGCGGCAACCAGGGTCACAGGGATGGTGACGGCGTTCTCCTCCACGGTGCGCTGGCCCACTGCCAGCTGCTGCTCCTCCTTCGCAAGGGCCTGGGCGGCGTCCACATCGGTGGCGCCGCTGCCTGCCATCACACGGCTGACGGTGAGGGAATCCGCCTCACCTGCCAGCAGGGCTGTGCGCAGCAGGCGCCCCTGGGGGGTATAAAACCCGTGTAAATTCATGTCGTTGGTCTCCTTTCGTTTCAGGTCCCCGCCACGCCTCGCAGCTCCGCGAACAGGCCGCCGCTCAGCACGGGGTACAGCTTCAGCACGCCGGTCAGCTCCACGGTGGGATTCACCGTCACCTGCAGGTGGGCGGGCTTGAAGCGCTCAATGGCCTCCTCCAGGGCCGCCACGCCTGCGGCGTCGGGGAACACCGCCCGGATGACCACCCGGGCGTTGGCAAAATCCTCCTCCACCGCAACGCCGCCGGCCCCGCCCACGGTGACGGCCAGCTGGCGCAGCGCCTCCAGGGTCAGGGGATGCTGGCCGCCGGTGAGGGCGGCGCGGACACGGCCCCGGCGGACGGTCAAATCACCTGCGGAAAGGAGACCGTAGTCCGCCTCCCACAGGGCAAGGCCGGTGTCCGCCGTGGAGACTGCCAGCTGGCTGTTTCGGGCGGCTGTTTCCGCCTCCAGACGGGCGGTCTCGGCGTCCAGCGCCGCCAAGGTCTCGCCGATGGGGGACAGCTTTACGATAAATTCCGGCAGTCTCATGCGGCATCCACCTCACTCAGGTTCACGAAGCCCACTACCGTCGTCCGCACAAGCTGCGCTGCCCTCGCAGCGGGCTCACGCCCACTGCTCGTCTGCTCCGCTGCGCGTCCTCTTCCCACACGACCCGCTTCGCTGGGCTCGTGCGGGAGCCCTTTTTTTACTTTGCACGCGTCGTTTTTTCTCATGTCGGCTCCTCCCCTTCTCTCAGGTTCACGAAGCCCACTACTGCTATTGCGGTGTCCGCCAGGGTCAGGCTGTCCTGGCCGCCGTTGATGGTAAACTCCGCCACGTCCGCCACGCCGGGGGTGTCCAGCAGCAGGCTCAGCACCTTGGCATAGCTGAGGGTATTGCTCCGCAGGGCGTTTTCCTTGCAGAAGGCGGTAAGGCTTTCGCCAAAGGCGGCCTTTACGCTCTCCACGTCGCCGCCCGCCATCAGCTTCACGGCGGCAGTGATCTCCAGCGCCACCTCCGTGGCTCCCAGCACCTTGGCGTCGGCGCCGATGGGACGGTTTTTGTCCACGATGGCCTGGGCCTCCGCCAGAACAGACTGGGCGGGGCATTTGCCCTCCACGTCTACCGCCACGATGTCCACGGTGCCCGCGCCGCGGTTCAAAGGCAGCACACGAACACGCAGGATGTCCGCCACCTCCATGCACCAGAGGGCGTAGTGGTCGGCGTTGCCGGAGGCGGGCAGGCTGGCAAGCTTCTGCAGGGCGCGCTCACGCAGCTCGGCGTCGCTCTCCCCCGCCTTGCGGTCCACGCCACGGTCGGCGCAGACCTTTGTCAACCAGTCGCCGGTGGCAGTGGACACAAAGGCCCGCTGCTCCAGCCCGTCGATCTCCATGCTGTACAGCTCCGCCAGCGCGTCGGCACAGGCACGGAGCACATCGCCGGCAAAGCTGCCCTCCTGGGCGCTGCCGGGGCCGGAATAGGCGGCCACCAGCCGCTCCGCAATGGCCTCTTTGGTAAAAATCAAGGCAGTTGCACCTCCTCATCGAATGTTTCGTACAGGGTGTGGACGGTAAAGGCCGCCGTCACGCGGCCCCCCTGTCGGGTGAAGGCGAAGCCGTCCACCGCTGTGATATAGGGGGAGACCAGCAGGGTCTCCCGGATCTCCCGGCGCAGGCGGTTTTCCAGCAGGCCCCGGTCCATGCTCTCCCCCATCATCTCCGCCAGCTGGTTGCCGTACCCGGCGGAATGGGCGGAGTAAGCGTACCGCACGCTCTGGGCGTGGAGGGCGCAGCGCACCCAGGTCTTCAGGGCCTCCACGCCGGTAACCAGGTAATGCGCTCCGTTTCGCAGGGCGAAGCAGCCCTTGTCCCAGTCCACGGCCCACTCGGTATAGAGGGGCAGCGCCTCCGCGGCTGCCCCGGCGGGGGCAGTGCCCCAGTCAGGAAAGATCATGTCCCTCCTCCTTCCACCTCAAATAGGATGACCAGCCCCGCCTCGCAGGGCAGCAGAGCCACCTCCCGACCCACGCTCTCCTCGGAAAAGATAGCGTTCCGGGGGTAAAAGAGGCCCTCCCGGACCTCCCGGCCCCCCACGCGGACGCTGAGAGGGGCAATGCCCGTCAGGGTGCCGAAGAGGCAGCCGGGCTGTGCTTCCGGGCCGGAGCGCAGCAGCTCCAAAAGCTGGCTGTAAATATTGGCGTTTCTCATTTGCGTATCCACTCCAATGTCATGCTGGTGGTGTACAGGCCCCGGTCCCACAGGTGGGCCGCGCCTGTGACGGCGTAAACCCCGTCCAGTCCCCAGTCGGGGCGGTGCAGCTCCACCGCGCAGCCGCAGCGGTAGTTGAGATCACCCAGCACCAGCACCTCTCCTGCCCGCTGGCAGCCCGCCAGCGCGTTTTCCGCCTGCTGGGCGGGACTGGTGCCGTCCTTGGCCAAAACCTCCTGAAAGCGGCCGTAGCGGCCAATGTCGGCGGCGTTCTCCGCCGTGGCCAGCACGCTTCCCTTCCGGTCCACCACCTGGGCCCGGTTCACCATCTGCCGCAGCGTGGCCTCTCCCTCTGCCTCCAGCACACGGGAGGGGTCCAGCACGTAGACGGTCCAGCCGCTTTTCGTCACGTTCAGGGCGCCGTCGGAGACGAAGATCTCCCGCTTCTCCCCCACCGCCTGCCGCAGGATGGCAAAAGCGCTCATTCCCGCCCCGGTGGTGACGCACTTCCAGCCGCCTTCCGTCTCCAGGGTGCCGGTGGGGATGCCCAGCTCCCCCGCCACCTGCCTTGCAATGTCGGCCGGGGTGCCGCAGAACACGCCCCGCAGCTCGTTGCGTGTCAGGTACAGCCCCGCGTCGTAGGCGGTCAGCTCCGCCTGCTGATGGCTGCGGCGCAGGTCGTGGATGCTGCCCAGGAAGGCCTCCGTGCCGTTGTCGTCCAGCAGGCGCACCACGTCGCCCACCGCCAGGGATAATTTCTGAAAATAGGTGTCCGCCGAAGCGGTGTACAGGGTGGCGGTGAGGGTGGCGCAGGCCTCGGTGCGGGTCTTGCGCAGCTCCAGGCGGCCCAGCACGGGCAGCACCATCTGGCCGTTGATGTACAGTTTCATAGCACCAGCACCTTCCCCACCGCCAGCTTTTTGGGGTCTGCGATGTTGTTTTTCTCCGCCAGAGCGCGCCACTGGGCGCCGTCGCCGCAGAAGCGGCTGGCGATGCCCCACAGGGTGTCCCCCGGCTTCACGGTGTAGGTCTGCTGCGTGGTGCGCGCCTCCTCACGGGCGGGGGAAAGGACGGCCGTGCCGCCCTCCCCTGCCAGAGCCGCCAGGGCCGACTTGAGTTTATACTCCCGCAGTGTCAAAGCCAGCCCCACGTCTCTGTCGCCCTCCCGCAGCAGCTCCGTCACGTCCTCAATGAGGAACGCGTCGTTGATGTCGCTGTCGGAGATGATGAGACGCACCGGGTCGCCGGAATCCTGCCAGCGGCGCAGCTCGTTCAAAATGGTTTCCGGGGCAACGCCCTCGAAAAACGGGGAATCCTCGCTGGGCAGAAAGGTGATGATTTTCACCTCCCGCAGGCCCCGTCCGCCCCATGCGTTCACCGTGCCGCCCATGGCAAGGGGCAGCACCCGGTTGGCGTTGGGGCGAGAAATGGCCACTTCCTCCGGATTCACTGTAAAGGTGATACGCCTTTCACCGTTGTTATGCCATAGCAAAATTGTCCGAGTATTCACAAAAACTCCTCCTATCGCACCTGTCCGGCCCGGCGCAGGGCCTCTGCCAGACGCTGGGCGGCCTGCTCTGCCAGTTCCGACTCAGTTTCGTGCAGCATTTCCCGCACTTCCGACCTGATTTCGTGCAGAGCTGTTTGCAGTTCCGACCTGAGTTCGTGCAAAATCACTTCGTATTCCGACTCACTTTCGTGCAGGAGAAGCCCCCTCCTGCCCCCGGATTCCGACGTGATTTCGTGCAGCTTCCCCTGCCGTCTCTTCCAAAGTTCCGACTCAGTTTCGTGCAGACGGCCTCTCCCCAGCCGCTGCGCGTCTGCTTCGGAACCTCGCAGGCCGGCGGTCTGCCCGGGCACGCCCGGGACGTTCTCCGCCGCTTCACCACTTTGCGGAACTACAATTTGTGCCGCCCCGGCGGACAAATCCCCAAGAATTTGTGATTTTCTGTCCGTGCCCCCATTTTGGGCGGCAGAGCCGCCGGGGGCGGGAAACTCATGTGAGACTTGTCCATCCTCCGTGACAAAGGCGCTGTCGCCCTGCACGGATAAAAGTCGGATTTCGTCTGCAACCGCAGAAATGTCTGCCTGTCCGCCTGCCGTCTGCACGGATGCAGGTCGGATTTGGGAAAAACCCTCTCCCAGCCCCTGCACGGATTGAAGTCGGATTTCGGACAATCCGCTCAACTCCTGAATGGTTTGGGCGGCAGCGTCGGCCTCGGCGTCGGTGAGGTAGGCGGTGATTTCGTCCGGGCGGAAGAGGCTGCCCTCGCTGCGCAGCGCCTCGCCGGCGGCCTGCAGCTCCCGGCAGGCGGCGTAGAGCAGGGCACGGCTGTCGCCGGACAGGCGGGCGCAGTCGGCGGGGGACAGGGCCTCCACCGTCAGCAGGCCCAGCTCGCCGCAGTTCACCTGGGCAGTGCCGCCCCTGCGGGCGGAACGCCCGCGCAATACCTCCAGCAGCGCCATTTAATCAGCCGCCTCGATGCGGTCCAGGCACTGCAGGTCGGAGGGGCGGAAGGTGAAGGGCAGACGCTGCTGGTTCACCTGGCCCATCTTGTAGCCGATGAAGGGCAGCTCGGTGAAGGCCACGTTGCTGACGCTGTAGCGCTCCTCGCAGCCATCCACGGCGTCGGGGTCCTTCAGGGCGGTGGTGATGGTGCAGCGCTTGTCCACGCCGTTCTTTGCCTGCTCCAGCACCTCGAAGAAGCGGGTGTAGACCTGCTTGAGGGTCATGGTGCCGCTGCCGGAGTAGCCGGTGATCTTGCTGTCCACGTCCATGCCGATCTGAACACGCTCACGCTGCACCTTCACGGTGAGGGTCAGCTCGCTCAGCTCCGCGATGGGAGCGCCGTCCACCCAGACCTGGGCAAAGGAGCCGGACAGGGTACGGTTTGCCTGAATATTAGCCATCATTCTTCACCTCCGTTACATCGCAATGACCAGATACAGGTCTTCCATGGCGTCGCAGAAGGTCAAAGTGGCCTCCAGGAACACCTGAGAGCCGGTGTTGGCGCGGAGAATGGCGCCGTCGCTCATCTCGGAGGTGTCCACGCCCTGGCTCTGGAGCCATGCCTTCTGGCCCTTGAGGGACACAAAGCAGCGGTTTTCCCCGGTCTTGTCCAGCACGTCGCCCATCAGGCCGGACAAATAGCCATTGATAGCGGTGACCAGCAGCAGCTTGTTGTCGTAGTCGTTGGGCACCTTGCCCACGTAGCCGCTCTCAAAGGCCCGGCTAATGTCCGCGCGGATCAGGTCGATGCCCTCCACGATCTTGATCTTCTGGAAGGCGGCGCCCTTTTCGGCGGTGAGGGTGGTCAGGGAATTGACGGCACGGCCCAGGCGGTAGCCATTGCTGCCGCTGACGATGATGAGCTGGCCCGCCTCCACGGCGCCGTCGGGGTCCTCATAGCCGCCGGCCGACACCACCTCGGGCAGCGCGGCGTAGGTGGCGCTGCGGGTCAGGGGCAGGGCCGCCAGCAGGCCCGCAATGCGGGCGGTGTAGACGGCAGCCTCGATGGGGCCGTCCTCCAGCACCAGGCCGGACACGTTCAGATTCACGATGCCCTCGCAGTCGGGGGCGTCGGCATTGGCGACCACCGCCTTGACGCTCTTGCCCGCGGCACGCTGGGCCTTGACCCAGGCCACCAGGGCGGCGCTGTCCATGCCGGGGGCGGCCACCCAGTCCCAGGTCAGCTTCTCCAGCTGGGCCTCGGCGTCACCGCTGTTGCGGACGATGATGACCTTTTTGGGCCCAGACTGGAACGCCAGGGCGATGGCACGGTAATTTTCGGCGGTGAACTGGTTCTGAGGCACCTCGCTCAGGGCCTCATAGGCGGCCACCGCCTGACCGCCTGCGGTAGTGTCCGCCAGAACCAGGACCACAACGCCCCGGCTGGAGCGCTGGATGGCGGACGCAGCCGCCGTTTCAAAGGAAATAAAAATCTCGGGTAAACCCACGTATACTCCTCCCAAATTTCATATCACTCGCTTCCGGCTGAAGCCGAAAGCTCTTGCATTTCATTGCTCGTCGTTTTCCTCCGCAAACCGATCCAGAGCCTCCCGCGAGAAACCAGCAAAGCGTTTCGAGCGGGAAAGCGAGGAATAACAAAGCGGTGTGAGCTTTTGCCGACAGGCAGAAGCGAATAAAGCGACGTTTATGACGAGCCGGTTTGCGTTCGGAGAAGGACGAGGGAAACGGTTTTTGGTGGAACCCTTCGGTCCTTCCGTCCTTTAGACCCCGAAATGCAGGGTCTGCATGGCCTCCGCGGCAGCCTCTCCCTCGCCGGAGAGGTGGTTCAGGCCGACGCACAGCTCCAGCTGGAAGGTCAGCTCCTCCCCCTCCGTCCGGATGTCCAGGGGGTGCAGGATGCGTCCGCCCTCTGCTGTTTCCATGGGCACGCCCCGGAGCAAAACGGGGGTCAGGCCGGACAGGAGCGCGGTGTTGCCCTCCCGCTCCCGGTCAGAGATGGCGGTGACGGTGACGGCGTAGGTATGCTCCGCCTGTCTTCCGCCCGCCAGCAGGACGGTGCCCTTTTCCGCCACGTCCACCGCCAGCAGGGGGTATTCCCCCCGGACACGGGTGCGGTCGCAGACGGTATGGATGCCGGTTTCCTGCTCCAGATAAGCCGCCACGGCTTCCTGAATGTGTTTCATGTTGTCTCCACCTCCGGACAAGTCTCACATGCGACGCGTTCGGGCAAGCTCCACATCGCTCGCATCCGGCTAAAGCCAAATGCTCTCCTATTTCGCTGCCCGGCCTCTTTCCCACCGCAAACGCTACGTTGGTTTGCGGTGGGAGCCCTGTTAAGTGCCTTTCTCATACTGCACCTCCAGAACCTCCATGACCGTCACGCAGTGGCCGGGATAAAGGAAGCTGTCCGACGCCCTGCCGTGGTACACGGTGCCGCTGTCGTCCCGGACCTCCACCCGGTCTCCCAGCTGAAAGCGGACGGCCGGAAAGGTATACAGCACGTAGCGGTAGCCCGCCTCGGGCAGAACGGCGCCCA